AGTCCTGGTAAAAATTTAAAGTGAACAAAATAATTAATTTTCTTTTTCATTGGATCACCAACTTCATAGTTTCTTCTAATAGATAAAATTTTTCTTGTACCTTCTTCTAAAGTTACAATGTAAGGAATTTTTATTCCTGTTGGTTCTCCATCTTGTCCAACATCTTCAAAGCCTTCTAGATCTATATCTACATGACATTCTAAAATGCTAAACATTCTATCGTCTCTTCCTTTAGAAACACCTTCTAAAGATCTTTCTTTTTTCTCTGCTTCTGTTTCATTTAAAAAATTTGGATTAACTTCTATGTCTCTATAGAAACCACCCACTTGTTGCTTTCTTAAATCATTTTCTGTCATACGAACTCTATGAATAATAGTTTCGCAATCATCTAATGAAGTTGCAGTATAAGGTACTACAATATCATCTGCAGGAACAAATTTAGAAACTGCTCTTTGCATTAAATCATCGTAGTAAACTTTTTTAAATGTTGATCCAGCTAATGGTAAATTAAACAACATCTGATCAAACTCAGGCTCATATTCTTTCATCTGATCCATCAATTGATAGTTCATAAAATTTTTAACTCTTTGAGACTGTTGTTCTTTATCAGGTGTAGGTAATCCAATTATTTGAGTTCTAACCGGTCCTTCTGCTGGTAATAATTCTTTGTAAGCTAAAGCTTGAAACTGAGTTACAGCTTCAGCAAGTACTGGGTGAGTTGCACCTGATGCACCTTTAAATGGTTCTGATCTATCATCATAATTAAATCCTAATAAATCTAATCCAGTTGTGTAAGCTCTTTCCCAATCTTTTCTTGAAGTTTTGTAATCGGAATAATCTTGATGAAGTTTACTTCCTAATCTATCTAAAACATCATCTGGTAATAATTCTGCTAAATTTGCATAATGACCTTGATCTTGCCCTGGGTTCATTGACATAGGGTCAAAATTTATATCTACACTGCCATCCTCATTCTGTTGCACATCAACAGGATTTTTTACATCTTGTTGAACTTCCTGTTCTGCTACTGCTACTTCTTCTGGACTAGGAATGTTTATTGTTTGCCTTACGGTATTGGGTAAAGCTTTGTCTATTTCTGCCATTTATTTTCTCCGATATTATTACGTTCTTAACCTGTTTTGTAGGAATATTCAACCCTTGTGGATTAGGCCCTCTTTTAGGGGGTACTGTAGTTGTTAGTTTTTTAGTCGATGTCATAGTCATCATAGTCGCCAGGATCATAGTCAGGGAATACGTCTTTTGGCTTAGTCCCTTTTTGCTTATGAATTTGTGTAGTTGTTTTATTTTTAGCAAAGGCTTCTAATTCTGTTAAATCGGACATTGCATCGTCTACAGTAGTCATATTAACATCCCAATCTATGTCTGCAGCATCTGGAGTCGTTCTTCCTTCTAATTCATTAACACCAAATTCATCAGGTGGTTTTTTACCTTTTGTTGTTTCATCTGCTTGACCTTTTTTATACTCTAAAGAATATTCCTTATTGTAAGCTCCACTAGAAGTTTCACCGCTTTTATATATACCACTTTTTCTATTGCCCACTACTTCTATGTTTACATCTCCAGTATCTAGATCGTAAAACATATCCACATCATCACCACCTTCAAGTGTACCTCTTTTAACAATAACTCTTTCTTTATAAGCCATAGCCTCTGTTACATCCTCACCTTCGTTCCAAAGCTTTTTAACGAGACCAGGAAACCATTCTGGCATGCCTTTAATTTTTTCTATTGCTGGTCCTGTATAAGGTTGAGCTTTTTCTAAAACTTTTCCCATTTTAAAAAACTTTCCAACGATAGGTAATGCTGCAAGAGCAGTTATTCCTTTTAAGAAAGTTCTTCTACCTGGACTCTTTGGTGATCCTTTATTAAAACCTACACGGCCGCCTTGATTGTAATGTTCTCCTTCTTCATAATAATCTTCTTTTGCTTGTTTTAACGCATCTATTTTTTGCATCGTTGTTCCACCAGGATCTTCTAATGTTTTTTTACCTGCTTGATATAAACCTTCAGCTCCTAGGGATAGCCAGCCAATTGGTTGACCTATTCGTGCAAGTCTTAATGCCATCGCAGGAGACATTCCTGCTAAAGTCGCTCTTTCAGCTATTTTTCTTAAAGCTGGGGTTTTTATTTTATCTGTTACTGAAGTAGCACCTTTAACCAATGTAGGTGCAAGTGCAGCTTCTGCTTCTAAACCTATTCTGTCTGCAGTTTTTGTTGGATCAATATCTAACAAATAATTTAAACCAATAATTCCTGTTGGTCCTAATCCAACGTTAAAAGTATTTCCTGCCCACTTTAATGGTGTACCTAATTTTTTAAACATGTTTGTAATTGGGGTTCGAGTTTCGGGCATGGTTTGACCTACTTTGTTAAGTGTTCCTTCTGGATTTTGAGCAAATTTTGCCATAGGACAGTCTAAAAGATTTCCTGAACCAGTCGCTAAACCTACACGGCCTCCTGAAGATTTAGGGCTAGGACATTTTAATGCTTTTCTTATTTTCATTATAGTTGGCTTGTCAGCAGAATTTAAGAGAGTTCTAAGTTCTGCGTTTATTTTAGATAATAAATTAGGATCTTTTTGAATTACTTTTTGAAGTTCTGGTTTATCCAAATATTGTTTTGTTAATATTTCTGAACCAACTGGATTTTTTACTAATTCATTAAAATATTGTCTAAAAGCAGTTTCTGGATCATAGTTAAAAGTAAAATTTTTTGTAGGAACTGCACCTTTTAATGAATCATATTGATACAACTTACCTTTAAATTGTGGGTATGCTGCATTAGTTATTTTATTTAGTTCGTCCATATTAGCTTCAACATTAGTCCCATTTTTAATCTTTTGCATTAAAGACTTTCTTTTACTTGAAAAACCTTCTAGACCAAGCTCTCTATTAATTTCTGAGGTTGTCCCTACTAAATTTCTTAAAGCTCTTATTTGATCATCTGCATTGTCCATTTGTGCAATTTCAGCTATACCTTCAAGGTGATCAGCGTTAAATATTAATTCTGAATACCCTGCTTTTTTTAATTCTGATGTATCAAATATTTTATTTAACAGATTAGTTTGATTTGACATAAATGACCTAATTGAGGTTGTTTCATTTAAAGCTTGTTTTAATTGTTTTTTATACCCTTTCTCTATTAAAGAATTTTCAATCTTTTTCATAAGTTCGTTGTATCGAATACCAGATGCATTTTTCTTTTTAACATATGTATCGTATTCGTCAGGAAGATATTGTTTTATAACACTTGACCTAAGTTTACCGGTTCCAATTTGATCTGATTCAAGGAAATATATTAAATCAGATTTAACCTTTGGATCTAAAACGTCAGCATATTTTGCTTTTAAAGCATAGTATTTTCCCTTACTTCTATCTGCATTATAATACTCTAGATATCTTCTAAGCTTTCCTACAAGTTCAGGATTGTTCTTTAGTTTACCACTATAAAATGCTTTTTTAAAAAAACTTTGAGCATCTGTCTGAAGATTTAAGCCCGATGGTGTACGTGCATCCATGCCATATAAAGTAAGAGGAGTTTTTGATGCTTTTTTCCCAGCATGCTTTCCTACATTAGGAAAACCAAAATTTAATGCTTTTCTCTGGGAGCCAAGATCTTTTATTCCAGTTTTTTCAAATTCTTCTAATAATTTTTTTTCAAAAGATTGATAATCTCTAAGTTTAAACTTATTTAAATTTTTTTCATAAAAATCTGTTACAAAATTATTAATTGCTTTTGTTTGTTCAGTAACCTTTGCTTGTGGACCAGCTAATTTAATTTCTCCCATTATCTTTTGTCTTTCTTGGTAGGCTTTTATAGCAGCTGTTTCATTATCAAAAGGACCTATTTTTATTCTTGCTGGTTCTTTACTTCCTTTTCCTGTATAATTGGGATTACGTACTTCAAAAGTGTATTGTCCTTTATTTTCACCAGTTTTTATTTTATACACACCACTGTATTTATGATCATAAGGTGTTTTTAATTTTTTAAAACCAGTCCTATATCCCATGTTTTCGCCCTGGAACATTCCACCTTCACCTATAACTCCACCATGCTTCTTACCCGGACGCGTAAGATACGCCATCATCTCATTGTATTCGTGAATCTTCATTATAGTTTCAGTATATCGATTAAGCCGCCGTGGGCGTTTTTAGTTCTGTCTGTTGGATCAAAGTCTTCTAGTATTTTTTTCTGTTTAGCTTCTTCTTCCATTGCTTTTCTAATCTTTTCTGCAGCAACAACATTTTCATCGTAGCCATAAGTTTTTTTAGGCACAAGATCAAAAAGTTTATTATTTTTAAGAATAGTGTTCATCTCACTATAAGTCTGTGCCTCTAATAAACTATCACTAACAGCATCAACTGCTTCTAAACCTTTTTCACCATACATTTGTCTAAGAACATTAATTGGATCTTCTCTTCCAATATTAACTTTATTTTTATTTAATATTTCTCTAGCTGCTGCTCTTACAACCCCTTTTCTTGGATCTAATGCTTTTCGGCCTTTTACAATTTGATCCATTATATTTGCAGGGTCACTAATTTCTTTTAATTCATCAGCTGCCTTTTTAATACCTGTCATCTTATCCTCTAAACCTTTCATCAAGTCGCTCGTCTCTCCAGTCACGTCGCCCGTTGCTATATCATCAGTTCTTTTCTTAACTATTTTACTATTTTTTTTAGCTTCCTCTAATAATTCACTACTTAATTTTTCTAACTCAGTTGCTTTTTCAAGTTCTTTCTTTTGTTTATCTAAACTTTTTTCAAGAATCTTCTTACCTTTTTGTTCAAATAAAGATTGGTCATATTTTTTAGATTCTGAAAGAGTTTCAATACCTTCTTTTTTCTTAATAGGCACCACTTCACCTTTTTTCTCAATCTTAGTGGGCTTCGATTTAAACAGTTTATCTATCTGTAGTCTTAAAAAATCAGATACTTCACCAAACTCTTGCTTTGCAAAACGCAAAATGTCTTTTTTTGACATAGCGTTATTTTTCACAAGATTTCTAGCTGCGTTTAAAAATTTTATAATTTCTATTCCTAATTTTATAGCCATTAGTAATATACCTGTTTAGTTTTTATAATTTTCTCATCCTTATAGTCTTCAGGGTGAGGAATCAACCCTCCCTGCCTGAATCTCATAACAGCTTGAGT